TTGAATGGTTTGCCGCAGAAAATGCAGAAGAAGAACGCAAGTACTGGATAGCACGTATGGGCAACAGGCCGCAATGGATATTATCAGCTACGGTCGTGTTGCATCGGGTAATATGGATAGTATTGCTATGATGCCAGAGGGCGATCAAATTGAAGCTCTACAAATGGCCACAAAGTATGCTGGCATGGTCCAAGCAGGGATACATAATATATCGTTAGGAGTACAGAGCTCCGTCGATAAATTACTAGAGAGTAGAGATGAAAGAATCCCAGACTTCTGCGAAGACGCAAAAAATATTCAGCTTACCAATCAACCCAAAATTAACGGAAGCACAATACTTTAATTTTTTAGAGTTTTGTAAGCATTATAAAGATTATATCTTTGATATATACTTTACATCAAGAATTGCACCGTTTAATCAAGATGCAATGGGAGACATATTTGTTTCTCAGCAAGACGCATTTTCTGTAATAGATGCCGCGTTCAACCTTAACAGGGAGACCGGCATCCCTCTTTGTGCTACTTTCAACAATATAGAAGTACCACCCACCCAAGAAAATCTCAATATTTGGCTAGAAAATTTCCAGCCGTTATATGATGCAGGCATTAGATCAGTAATTCTTCCGCACACACATTGGATGAGTACTGGACAGATACAAGCACGGTATCCTGATCTGTATGTTAAGAATACTATTCTGCGTAAGGTACGCACACCTTCTGAATTTGTTGCTCATGCAAAAGCGGGCTTTGACTATGTGTGTATCGACCGTGATTTGATGCGTGACCAAGAAGCACTGGCCAGACTAAAAACTGCCAAATTGTGGGTCAAAGAAAATCTAGGTCGAGATGTTACTATCAGTCTCCTAGCAAAAGAAGGTTGCTTAGGTGCTTGTCCAATGATGGATGAGCATTATCAATTCAACAACACTAGAGATTCAAGTCGTCCACAATACTTCAATGATGCAATTAGTCGTGTAAGTTGCCCTAAATGGGATCACGAAGATCCGTCAGTTCCTCTAAAGACTGCTAACCTGCCTCCTTGGAGAGAAGATTGGGTAGAGCTACTCGAATATGTTGATGTGTTTAAAATGCACGGTCGTGAAAGCATCGAACGATTCCACGAAACACTTGATATCGTTGCAGGATTTATCGAAGGCGATGAAATTCTGTTTGATGGATTTGAACAGTATATTGAAGAAGGTAACTTAACAGAAAAACCAATCAACGTCTGGCGTGAAAAAATTAAAACGTGTAAATTTGACTGCTGGGAATGCCAATACTGCGATAAAGTTGTAAGTAAAAAACAAAGCGAACCGGTTAGTCCGAGGATCCAACAGGCCATTGATGCTGTGTTGAATAGTGCCATTGACATGATAAACATCGATGTTCCTGGGCTAACAAGTTGGAAGATGGAAAGCCTTATCAATAAATTAGCTAAGAATTCTACACGCTATTTAGAAGTAGGTAGTGCATTAGGTGCAACTGCATGTGCCGCACTAAAAGACAATAACCTAGAAGTAATTTGTATTGATACATGGCAAGACACTTACCAACCAGCAAATGATATCTTTGAAATGCCACCTAATAATAAAGAAGATTTTATTACCAACGTAAAACGATTTAAAGGTGACAACAAAGTTATAGTTTATGAATCAGATTTGTTTGCTGTTAACTTAGATGAAATAGATCCTGTAGACTTTTTCTTCTATGACGGACCACACGATCCTAATACTACAGCAAAAGCTATCAAATACTTTTCTAAAATATTAGCTAATGAAGCATTTATTCTAGTTGACGATGCTAACTGGGAAGGTGTTGTTGACGGAACTGACGCTGGTATCAAAGCCGCAGGTTTAGATGTTGTTTACTCTAAAGTAATTCTAAACAATCAGGAAGATTTAACTGCTTGGTGGAATGGATTCTACTTGTTAGTAGTCCGCAAATCAAGTTAAGATATCAATTACGGTATCTATCTTAGCTTTAATAATCTTATTATTAAGTGTAACACGCACACCATTGTGTAATGGCTTTGGTGTGTGCTCTATATCACACCATGCATACCCAACGTGTTCTTCGTTTAGTTTTGGTATGAATTCTTCTTTTGTTAGTAGCAAATATGTGTGGTAGTAAAACCCTTCGTCTTTGCTGGTAAACAACTCAAGGGGAACATACTTGTCTATTGATGGCAAGAAACCAACTTCTTCTGTGATTTCTCTGTTCAATGTAGCAATAGGAGTACCGTCTAACGGCTCATTTTTGCCACCAACAATACCCCATGTGCCAGCAGTTTTACCTTGATTACGCAAAAGAAATAAAAATCTTTTAGTATCTGTTGCTAAAAATATTCCACCACTACAAATTATATTGCTCATAAAAATAATCGCCAATTACCAGATCGGTATTCACCTTCGTAACTCTTGCCCCACATGGAGCCATCCCAGACATATTGTATGCCTGTTCTAGTATTAGTTATATAAGTGAGATCAGTAACTGTGCGCGAATCGAAAACAACAGACCAGTGAGAACCGTTCCATGTTACGATATCGTTTGCGTATGCCACAAGATATGTTGCATCTGAATTACGCCAGGCTTTAGCCGCAGTATCGTTAGCAATAGCATAGAATAATTTTGGATCTGTGTTAACATCTTCTAATATGAGATATCTTATACCAGCAACAGGATTAGCAGGATCAAATGTAGTGGGATCAACAATGGCATCAACGTATGTTTTTCCACTACTTGGGGGAACTTGGGTGTTTGCTGGGATCGTATCTGAGTCTATGTCAAGATGCATAATAGACTCGTCATTAGGATCTAGACTAATACGTGCAACTATCTCTGACCCGGACGGTTTCTTTATTCTAATTTGACTCAGTCCTGCTGTAAATTTTCCAGGATATAGATCTAATATTCGCAACCAGCTGATGTTTGTTCCATATTTAAACGGGACTTCATCATCAGTAACACCTTCGGCAGGTGCTAATAATTTTGCTGTGCTGTTTAGCACCAATATTCCCAAGTTACCCAGTGTCGTGCCTTCTACTGATACTGCTTGTCTACCAGCAAAGTAGTCAACTTCTCCACCATTATGATATCCGCCTTCGTTTAGTGTTCCGGCAGGCTCGACAAATATTGAAGTGATGATGTTGGTAATAATGCCCATCTGTTTGACTTTTGCAGGAGTTGTTAACCATATAGGTGTTTCGAATTGCATAGTACAAATGTCAATATCTTGCTCTGTACCCTGTGGAATTTGTCTACTACTAAAAGTTAGTTCAGTGAGTTCCAATGTACTTAGGCTGGTCCAATCTAGATAATTGTCAGTTGTTTGTAATTCTAAACTAGGTCGAAACAACACTAATAACTGTTCAATTAACTGTAATTTTTGATCTGTGTTAGTGGTCCAAATGTCTGCTTGGAAAGTTAAATCATAAGGAACAGGCATTAACCGTTCAACGGTGTAGTTTTCGCCCTCTACATTGATATACTCGTCTTGTCCTGTAGCAGGATTATACCAAGAATCTCGCTCTTTGATATGCACCTTGCTGATATGTGTAGGTTCCTGTATTCTATTTCTAGCTACTTTAAGATCTTTAATGTAACAGGCGATAAAAGGAGCACTCGGAATAGTGTTTTCACTGTTCTTCTTTTGTATCTGTGCTACTTGTCTATTCATGTCACCGTAGCGAACAGGAACTTGCACAATTTTTCCCTTGGCATCTTTATAACTAAAGTTGCTCATTAGACGCATAAACTGTGTTAGATAACGTCTTATCTGTCCATCATAAAAGAACTCCATCTTAATTGTCCGCCTTTGGTCTTAGTGCTTTACTTAATGACTGACGTTGCTGTACAACCTTAGTCCCGATAGTAGCAGTAGTTGTGTTATTGATAAAGCTGGTAACTTCTGTTTGTCTTGTTTGACTATTTGGTGTTTGTTGATTACCATTTTTTGGAGTATTGGTCACATCCATTCTAACATTATCTTCAAATTTAATCCAATGTGATCCGTTGAATCTAAACAGTCGATTTGGAAAATAGTCTGTTCGTAGATGCATCTGGCCTAATATAGGTCGTGCTGGCCATTCTATTCCAAATGTGTAAGGTGAACCATTCGCAGGCTTGCCATCTTCGGTAATATAACCTACGTAATAGTTGTGATCAGGAGTGCGTAGAACCATAGATGCATCAATCGCCCCCTGGGCTGTAGTGTCTACGTTAGTATCACTAACATCTTCAACATCAGCGAACCCTTGATCATTCGTAGGAACTACATAAAACGGAGTTGTGTCATAGCCGCTTCTCGGAAGATCTGCTTCTGCTTGGGCCAAGACAGCATTGTTCGTTGCGATGGCACCGTTGTAATTAGATAGCAAATCTCTTAAGGTTTGATTCGTATCATTTCCTTGAGTATCTGTTTGCTTTTCATCTAATATTTCGCTAAACTCCTGACTATCTATCATTGGTACACATTTTAATTTTAGTAAATGTGGGTACCAAGTAGCACTAAATCCTGTTGCAGGACGAGTAACCTCCTGCACAACATAAAATCTTTTTAACGCAACCATTGCGTCATCTAATGCATACTCATCTTTTAAGTGGGGTAATTCAATAACATCCCCTGACATAATTTTGCGACCTAAGGACTCTACACTTGAGCGTAAATGTAGATGGAGCATGATGGCATCATTTTGTAAAAAAATACCAAATTGACTTAGATTAAAATCTAAATCTTGCATTGTGTATATTGATCGCATGATGTAAACATCTGGCGAATAATGACGATCTCTATTTTCCATTAGTAATACGTCTTGTATTCCTAACTCACCTATTGGGTTAGTATTGACAGGAACAGACGGGCTTGCTTCTCCGTCTTGCGGATTTACAGGACCTAGGTATTTGTGTATATAGATATCGGTGCCCCCGACCTGAAATTGTTCATTAATCAACCGGTCTAGGAACTTGAAATCGTTGCCCTTTTCGGGACGGTATAAAGAGAGTCTTGGCATAGTAGTGTATTTAACTAAATATAAGCATGAGTGATACAAGTAACGCCCGTCAAGAAATTATAGATTACGTTAAAAACATGCTAGGCGACGGCATGGTTGACGTTGAACTTGAGCCTAAAAATTATAACACAGCCATAGATCGAGCCCTAGCTGTATATCGTCAACGTAGTGCAAATAGTGTTGAAGAAAGCTATGCTTTTTTAACATTGGATCAAGACGTTAACGAATATCAATTAGCACCCGAAGTTATGAGTGTTCGTGAAGTATTTCGTAGAAGTATTGGTTCACGCACCGGCGGTGGCGATACTGGCACTTTATTCGAACCATTTAACTTGGCCTATACCAACACATATTTGTTAAGTAGCAGTAACATGGGCGGATTGGCCACATATTTTGCGTTTGCAAGTTATCAAAATTTAGTGGGTAAAATGTTTGGTAGTTTTATTAACTTCCGATTTAACCCTGCTAATAAAAAACTAACACTAATGCAACGTCCTAGGGGACAAGAAACTTTGTTACTATGGGTTAATAATCATAGACCAGATTTTGATCTTGTAAGAGATCCTTATGCAGGTATATGGGTTAAAGACTATACATTAGCAAACTGTAAAATTATTCTAGGTGAAGCTCGTAGTAAGTTTAGTCAAATTGCAGGACCACAAGGCGGCACCACATTAAATGGCGATGCTCTAAAAGCTGAAGGTCAGCAAGAAATCGAAAAATTAGAAACTGCAATTAGAAATAGCGAAACAGGCGAAACTCCAATGTGGTTTGTAAGAGGTTAATATGAAAATACGTGAATTAATGGAAGCACATTCCGGCGGTACTATTCCAAAAGACCTCAAAGATAAGAGCCAAGGGTCTATGCTGATGCGAGACAAAGGCGGCTATGATCGCAACTATCATTTAAATCGTATTATGATGGCCACAGCAATCGCCGACGGCTCTAGTAAAAAACCTGTAGAAATGGACAGTTCTAGCTTTACAGAAAAGTATAACGTGGCGTTCCCATACACTGATCTAGAGCATCTTATGATGATGCAGGCCATGGCTACAATTCCCACAGATGGCAAAGAACTTGCCAAGCGAAGCAAGAGTGTAGAACCATCCGACACTAATATCCAAAGTCCAGTATCAAACTGGAACACAAAAAAGTCCACCAATAGATCCAAAAAGGATTGACCTTTACATCATATTGTAATAAAATATAGTATCGACTAAGGGGATACTATGATTATTGGCGTGTGTGGATTTATTGGGTCTGGCAAAGATACCATTGCAGACTATCTAACTAACTTTCACGGCTTCCGTCGAGAATCATTTGCAAATTCCCTTAAAGATGCCGTAGCCCAGGTGTTTGGTTGGGACCGAACCATGCTAGAAGGCCGCACTAAACAAGCCCGTGAATGGCGTGAACAAGTAGATCCGTGGTGGAGTGAACGTTTAAAAATGCCTAACTTAACTCCACGCTGGATTTTACAATACTGGGGTACAGAAGTATGCCGCAAAGCGTTCCATGATGATATATGGATCGCCAGCTTAGAAAACAAACTACGTAATAGCAAAGACGATATTGTTATTAGTGACTGTCGTTTTCCTAATGAAATCAAGTCAATCAAAGATGCAGGTGGATTTGTTGTTCGTGTTGTTCGAGGCCCTGAACCTGAGTGGTATCAAGACGCTGTAAACATGAATGCCGGTGACAAAAATATGAGCTATGCAATCAGCAGTGAACGTATGAAACGCAGTAAAATACACGCCAGTGAAACTGCATGGGTTGGAACTAAGTTTGATGCCGTTATGGATAATAACGGAACCATAGACGATTTGTTTGCCCAGGTTAAAAGTCTGCTCGAAGATCCCCTCGTTTCCAAGGCAGTTTAAGTTGGTGCAATAATCTCTGACAGTTTGCGCATACTGTTTTAAGATTAGCATGCCGACAATTTTCTAAATTACCATCGACAAAAAATACATCAAATTGATCAGAGTATTTGCTTGTAAAGTTACATCTATCACAAGTATCTTTTTTCTTGTATCCTGCTAACTGCCACTTGGCCATGCCTGGCTCTCGACCCCTCGAACAGTGGTCACACATCTTCCGATAGAAAGTTCTTTCACCTTTGCGATAATTAATAGCAACTGGTCTCTTCTCGCATGTTTTACATAATGATCTAATCATACCCGCCCTTTTTGTGCCCTTTTCATAGGTATTTAACCAAGTAAAATTTGGTGCAACCGCTAAATACTGATGAACAAACCATTACATGGGAGATGCATAGAATGGCAACATTAAATTCACCAGGCGTATCAGTAAGCATAGTAAACGAGAGTTTTTATACTCCGGCGGCCCCAGGGACCGTACCTCTAATCTTTATTGCAACTGCCGCAAATAAACAAAATTCTTCAGGAACTGGCACTGCGGCCGGTACTACAAGTAAGTATAAAAATCAAGTTTGGACTATTACAAGTCAGAGAGATCTTACAGATACATTCGGTACTCCATTCTTCGAAGTTGATTCAGGTAATAACCCAGTAAACGGCGGCGAGCGTAACGAGTATGGTTTACAAGCCGCATATTCAGTGTTGGGTGTAAGCTCAAGAGTATTCGTTGCTCGTGCAGATGTTGACCTTGGCCAATTAGTTGGCGAGAGTTCAGCACCTGTCGGAGCACCAACTGGTGGAACATATTGGTTAGATACTACGAATACTAAATTTGGTGTATTTGAGTGGAACGCAACATCGGGCTCATTCAGTGTACAATCTTTATCAGTTATTGATACTACTAACTCTGCGATTTCAACAGTTAACGATGATGGCGTAACAATTCAGCCAGGATTTGGAGCATTGGGCTCATATGCAATATGCACAGATCACGGCAATACTAACGTAGCTCAGTATAAGAACCAAGACGGTAATTGGGTTATAGTTGGTAGCTCAGGCGAAACAGCATTTGCTACAAACGCCAACGTAAGCACTTTCAAATCAACATCTTGGGTAACAAGTTATCCAACAGTTGCAAGTACAACATCAACAACTAATGCAAGTTTTGCTTCTGCATCAGGTTCGTTGATTATTAACGGTACTACTGTTGCAGTCAGCACAGCTTCTACAGTTGCAACCATTGCCGCAAGCATTAACAGCACATTACACACAAGTGGAATCGGCGCTAAAGCTGAAGCAGGTAAGTTAAACATCTATGTTGATGCACTTCCTGGAACAGTTACTATCGGCGGTACTAACAGCACGTTAGCTACTTTGGGCTACTCAGCTAAGACATATTACGGTCCACAGCTATTCGTTGGGCCACACACTCAATATCCAGATTTTAGCGCACGACCAAGTGGTTCTGTTTATGTTAAGACAACAAGCCCTAATCAAGGTGCAAGTTGGATTGTAAAACAATACAATGCGACTGCTCAAAATTGGACACAAATTGCCGCACCTATCTATCCAGATGCACAAACAGCAATTTACAATTTAGATAAAGCATCAGGCGGTTCAAAGATTTCTGTAGGTACATTGTTTGTTGAAAGCAATTTTAACCACGGTAATGGAACAGCTACTACATCAAGTAACTTTGCTTCGCTAACAGATTTCCGTATTTGGAGACGCTCAGCAGTTGCCCCTACAACAATTACCAGCACTTCATTATCACCAGCACCTACACTACCAAACGGTTCAGTGTTAACGATCAAGGAAAGTGTTCCAGGTTCATCTGCATTAACAAATGAAGTAGCAGTTACCTTAGTCGGTACAACATTGGCCGCATTAGTTACTAATATCAACGCAGGCGGATTAACATATACTTCAGCAGTTGCAAATGCAGACGGCACGATTTCAATCGTACACTCAACAGGTGGCGAGATCAAATTTAATGATCCAGGTAGCATCTTATCTGCCGCCGGTTTTGCACCATATACATATAGCACAATAGCTGATACATGGACAGGTACTACAAACTTCTATGCCGCAGGCACAAAAGAAGTAGACGGATATGACTTTAAAGCAAGTAACTGGGCTCCATTAGTGTTTACTTCACTAAAAACAGCTCCTACATCTAGCCCAGCAGACAGTACATTATGGTACAGCAACGTATTCAATACCGTTGACATCATGTATCATAACGGTACTAAATGGACAGGTTACAAAAATGCTTTCCCAGCATCAGATCCAGCAGGTCCTATTATTTCAGTAACACAGCCTGTTACACAAAGTACTGGCGCCGCATTAGCCAACGGAGACGTTTGGATCCAAACAGGCGACATGGACATGTACGGCAAAGACTTTTATGTTTACAACGGTAACACATTGAAGTGGGAAGCACAAGATCCTACAGATCAAACAAGTCCGAACGGTTGGGTATTCCACGATGCACGTTGGGCCGCAAATGGTTATGCAACAACAGCAGGAACACTTCCGCAGTTATTAGTCAGTGACTTTGTTGATCCAGATGCTCCAGATCCAGGTTTATATCCACGTGGTACACGCTTATGGAACCTACGCCGTTCTGGGTACAATGTAAAACAATACATTGCAAACTATATCAATGTTAATGACAATAACGGTGTTAACATTCGTACAGGTGATCCAATGGACGGATCAAATGCAACAGTAATATACAATACAGCACGTTGGGTATCAGTAAGTCCTAACAACGCAGACGGTTCAGGCGCATTTGGTCGTCATGCACAGCGCGGCTTTGTTGTTAAGTCATTCAAAGCGTTGATTGATACTACTGATGCATTGAAAGATACAGATACATTGGTATTCAACCTAATGGCTTGCCCAGGATATCCTGAAGCAATTACAAACATGGTTGCATTAAACGGTGATCGCGCTCAAACAGCGTTTATTATCGGTGATACACCATTCCGCTTGAAAGCAACTGGTACAGAGATTCAAGCATACGGTAGCAATGCCGCGAAAGCAGTAGACAACGGCGAAGCTGGAGCAGTAACACGCGACGACTACACCGCATTGTTCTATCCAAGTGGTTATGCAAACGACAATGCAGGAAACTATATTGTTGTTCCGCCAAGCCACATGATGCTACGCACATTTATCAACAGTGATTCTAAATCATACCAGTGGTTCGCTCCAGCAGGTGTACGCCGTGGTACTGTAGATAATGCCTCATCAGTTGGTTACATCAATGCTGAAGGTGACTTTGTTCCGTCAGCATTACCACAAGGTATACGTGATGTAATGTCGTTACAAACTGTTAGAATTAACCCGATCGCCACATTAAATGGTTCTGGTATTTTAAACTTTGGTAACTACAGCAGAAGCAACAGTACAAGTGCGCTAGATCGTATTAACGTATCTCGTTTAGTAGCTTATGTACGTCGTCAGTTAGATCTAATTGTTCGTCCATACTTGTTCGAACCAAATGATCAGTTAACACGTAACGAAGTTAAGAACGCAGTTGAAAGTTTCTTATTAGAGTTGGTTGGACAACGTGCCCTATATGACTTTATCGTTGTATGCGACACAAGCAATAACACCACGGCACGTATTGATCGTTCTGAATTATGGGTTGATATTGCGATAGAACCAGTTAAAGCAGTTGAATTTATTTACATTCCAGTTCGCTTGCTAAACACCGGCGCAATTAAATCAGGAAACTTTGGCCAGGTATCAACGGGCTAATGGGAATGGTAAATAACATAGAACAAGGAGCATATTAAATGGCTATTGCAAGTTTAAGTAAATTATCTGTACCACTACCCCCAGGTCAAAGTTCAACGAGCCAAGGCTTGTTGATGCCGAAGCTAAAGTACAGATTTCGTGTAACATTAGAAAACTTTGGAGTATCAAAACCTACTTCAGAAATGACTAAACAAGTCGTAACTGTTGGTCGTCCTAACTTGAGTTTTGACGAAGTTGAACTACATGTTTATAACAGCCGTGTAAAATACGCTGGTAAGCATAAGTGGGAAGACATCCAATTGGTTGTACGTGATGACGTTACGGGTGCTGTCAGCAGATTAGTTGGTGAGCAATTACAGAAACAATTTGACTTCTTTGAACAAGCAGTCGCGGCTTCTGGTATTGATTATAAATTTACTACCAAGATTGAAATTCTTGACGGTGGTAACGGGGCATATACTCCTAACGTATTAGAAACATTTGAATTGTTAGGTTGCTATGTGAAACAGGCACAATACCAACAAGGCGATTACAGTTCTTCAGATGCTATGGATATCACATTATCAATTGCTTACGATAACGCAATCCAAACAGACGTTACTGGTAACCCAATTGGTATTGGTGTAGCAGTTGGACGTACACTAGGTACATTGGCTACAGGCTAATCTATCAGTAAAATACAAAAACCTGGATTTACCTCCAGGTTTTTTTACGACTAAATATTC